AAGATTAGATTATATGAACCACCACGAACACCTGCTGCTGATGTTGCGTATGCGTAAATTTTTGAGCCATTTTCAAGTTCAATTGATCGTTTATTCCAGTTGATAATACCTTGCTGAAGCCACATAGGTAAATGCTCATAGGCTTTCTGTATCTTGGCCAGAATGTCTTGAGCAAGTTGAAGTTTGTTGGCAAGAATACCAATGACGAACTCTTCGTTGAACAATGCTGACCATAGCATGTACCCGACAGTGGTAGTTGTTTTACCTACCTGTCGGGGCATTTTTGCAATGACAAAACGGTTACTATGAAATTGTGTGACCATATCTTCTTGAAATGGCCACATATCAAAAGGTACAAGACCTTTATCTACATTGACAATCTTAACGTATGTTTTAATAAAGTATACTGGATCTTCTGTACACTTTAAAATTTCTTTTAATTGCTCTTCAGTGTAGGATATTTCAACGCCGACTCGTTTGAGCCTTGCATTACCAAGATACCCGTCATCCATAATTTATCGTGTAAAACTCTTCAACATCCAACCATGTTTTTGGTGAGCATCTAAAATATCTTGCAGAAAGTTACCTACTGCTGGTTCATCTGCTGCATCAGCGATTGCAATGCCTGTACGCAGTTCCATAATATACTTATCGTTGTCTTGTGCAAGTTCGGACATCATGATAAGTGGTGATGGAATGGCAACAATGTCTTGAACTTTTGACAGTTCCATCATTCTTGCCAGTGTTGTTGGTGCATAAGAACCTAGCGCACGAATGTGTTCAGCAATAAGGTCTGTGTTTGCAAATACACCTTCATAGAATCCACCTAAAAAATTGTGATATTCTACAAAGTTAGGACCTTCTACATTCCAATGAAAAGTGTGTGCTTTGAAATACAAACCGAAGTTCGTACCCAAAATGACTTTCATTTGTTCGATTAGTTGTTCCATAATTTTATTTATTTCCTTTAATCATTTTAAGTAATTCGTTAGTGGAGCCAACAAAGACTGCTTTATCTATGTTGACTCCTTTGCTAGATTCAGACTGGGGTGCAAGTTCTTTTTTACGTTTCTGAAGTTCCAACAAATCTTTATTCATCTCAGCCAGATTCTTCATCATTGTGGCTAAGACTTCATATGCTCTTGGTGACTCTGATTGATTTGCAACACTTGCCAATTCACCTAATGCTTTGTTACCATTATCGATAAGATCACGCATATTTTTACGTGCAAACTCTGCATCAACATCAATTTGATTGCTAGACTCTTCAACGACAACAGGTAATTTTTTTACGGTTTTCTCTTCGATAGGTTCTACGTCAAAGATTTCTGATAGATTTTTGTTTAATTTTTTCATAATAATGTGTCAGGCCAACGTATAATTGTTTCGGTGTATCCGTAATCGCTATTTGGTAAAGCATTTACTGGATTTGGTTCAGTGATAATAGCAACAGCCTTAATTGAATCATTGTCTAAAGTCGAAACTGTGTAAGATGCACCTGAATAATCACCAACGAGTGTGTATCCAGTTTCAATATACTTATTACCTCCAGTAACAACTAATGTACCTAAAGAATTGTTACTGAAGAAATCTACCGTACCAGTAAAGCCATTTGCTGTATCACGAATTGTTTCGCCTGTAGTAAAGACGTTGTTACCATTGGCATAATCAACATAAACTTTTTGAAGTTCTTTTGATGTAAGATCGATATTGATATTTGTATTTGCACTGTGAATAATTTTGCCAGACTTGACAGGTGGCCAGATAAAACTCTTAGCAGTGAACGTCAAATCCCAAACAATAATTCTTGTTGTACCATCTTGCATTCCGCCCTCATACTCAACAGTGGATGCCACAGAATTGAGTATAATTGGCACAGTATATTTCTGATTCATTTGTGGTATAAAGTCTACCACAACACTAAAATCTGGTGTGAAGAATGGTAGAATCTGTTCTAGTATTTGTGTACCATCTTCTGTGTTACGAACATAAATCGACAAACTGAATTCAAAGTTGTATGGTACAGGAACATATTGTGTAGCAACACCTGTATTTGTAGCGGAAGCAAAGTTTTGCAATGTAGAAACTTGTTTACGACTAGCATCATACTCAAGACTGTCAAGATTAAATGACATCCTTGGTATCACAGCATTGACAGACTTAGCAATATCAGGATCAGAAGTAATCTGTGTTAGATAACGTTCTTTGGGTCCATAAGATAAAGGTACTTTAAGTTTTTCTCTTGGTGCACCTGATTGTGTATAACGAACAATCTCAAGATCATTGAACATTGTACCAAACACAACAACCATCTTGCGTATGGTGCGATGATAAAATTGAGCATTACCTAACATCAAGGTTCTCCAAACGGATTGACTTCCGTAAAGTCAATAATGCCATCGCTGGCTGCTTCAATACGTGCATTGTCAATGATATCTTCAAATGCATTGTTTTGTGTTGGCGCATCAGATGCCAATGTCACTGTCCATTGTGCTGAACTTGTGTTGCCTTTTACTTGAGATGATGTAGTAAAATTACCTTGCATACGATAAACATCTACATGAGTATTCGGCTGAAAATCATGAACTAATGCTTGTGCTGTTGCTGTCGATACATTAGAACCTTGATAAATAATTTCATCATTCAAAAACTTACCTGATCCAGCACCTAAAGAGATTCTTAACTTAGGATAATAGTTTCGAATATTGTTGTCTATTTCTGCCACTCCAGTGTCAATAATCTCACTAGAAAAATAAAATTGTTTCATTTTTAAAGCAAACACATATACGTTACCACCACGACCACGACCTAACGTATAGAACATTGCTTGATTGTTTTCATGTTCGACATGAGTAATTTCAAAAAAACTTGTAGTCATTGGCACATAAATTAAATCACCTTCACGTGGTCGTGCATAACCATTGACTGTATACCTAAATCTAAGTCTCGACACAAGCATGGTAATTTCATCACGAATCTCTAAGCCAAACTTAGATATAAAGTCTTGATCTCCATCAAAGCCTGTAACATTCTCGATGTACATTTCGATTGGATGTGCTGTACGATACTCTTTCAGAACATCTTCACCAAATAGATAGTCTACTTGATCCCGTGTTGTACGTGGCAGATAATAAACATCTAGACCATAAATCTTGAGAGATTCAATGACTAAATCTTCAACTAATAATTGTTCTGGAGTGATGACATTGCCATTACCCAATCTATTTGGAAAATTATTGAAATAGAAATTTGTTGCCATTAGCCAGTGAAAATTTCTGACGGTAGTGAACCCATCTGATAAATTTCTTCTTCCATTTGTTTTATTTCTTCGGATGCTTCATCATATATTTTTTGACCATTCAATGTCACGCCACCAGGCATTTGAATACCTTCAAATTTTTTGAGATTGTTACCCCATTGCTGTTTAATTTTTGCGGTAGCAAGTTGCTTCAGAAAACGATCATTCCAAACATCAGTTGTGCCTTCAATTTGAATTGCCGAATTATTGTGTGTCAACGTTGGTGGTCCAATCAGTGTCAGACTTGTTGGTGAATTAATCGAACCGACTTGTTTTGATTCTCCACCAATTGTAATAAAGTCAAATGGCACAATCTCTTGATCAAACTTTGTGCCATAACCTGTAATTGTGTTTGCTGACGGATCACCCGATACTGTACCAGTTAATGTTACTGTTTCTGGTTTCAAAAAACGATAGCATTCAACTACAACAAAATCATCAGGCCTTACGTCACGTGTCCAATCAATGTCAAGAAACACTTTGTTTTGATGACGATTAAAACGAAACTGTGGTGTGCCTGAGAACAATAGATTCAGTGTACGTAAATGCTGCATGGTAATTTCATATGACACATACGACACCGAAGTGAAATCATATAGGTCATGTAAACGCAACTGATAACGCAGATCAAACATATTGATTGACGCATTCGATTGGTCAAACGGAAAAATACCAGTAACAAACTGTACAGCGTCGGGACAATAAATCCATTGACGATCAATATCTGCTTGTGTAATCACGTGTTTCATGAACAGTTTTTCTGTGCCGTCATAATGATAGTCACGCCAGAAATTTAGTGCATCATCAATACGGTCATCTACCTGGTCATCATCAACGTTAATTTCAATGACAGGAAATCCTAATCTACGTAAGCAGTAGTCTTTAAATTGTTGTCTTGTGTTTATTGACATGGTTTTATATAGTTATCGTTAAGAAACATTTCCCATAATTACACAAACAGTAGGACTTATGAATAACAGAGATGCTATTCCTCTTGTAGTCAAACTTACCGTTGCTTTATCGCTATCTGTACCTGCGATATATGCCGTTGTGATTGAACATGTAATAGTAATGCTTCCTGAAGTATCATTGAAAATCATTATTGCGTCACCGGCAGAAAAAACATCATCTGGAATAGTTATTGCGCCACCAGGACCAACTCTGACGAATTCTCCAATATCACCTAGTGTTAAAACGTAGTTACTTGTTTTTGCTACACCGCCACCAGAGTCTGGAATGTTTATGTAACCAACTCGTTTAAAATTGTTTTGCCCGTCAACAAAACCATTGGCATAAATTTGACCTGCTACACCCATACCTCCACCAATTCTAACTGCACCCGTAATAACTGACGATGGAATGGCATTAGCAGTAGGAAAAACTGCAAATATATCTGCACCAACTACACTTACAGCAAGATTAGCATTTACAATACTCACATTGCCTGTAATAGTTCCGCCAGTATTTGCATTCAACGAATTATTTGCACGTGTGAATGCACCGTTAGCATAAATTGCAGCAGAGTTTGCTACATGTGATGGCGTGTTTGCGGCAATGAACGCACCGTTAGCATAAGTGCCAGCAGAAGTTGCTTTGCTGTCAGCAGTATTTGCGGCAGCAAAAGCA